AAAAAGAACCAATCGTTATCCCCGTTGGTTGAAAGAGTACCCCTACCTTCCTCAAAGAAGGCTGGGGGAAAGATCCTTCAGGCGGTAGCATGACTTATGGAGCTTAAATGTCCACAAACTTGTCTGGGTACATTACTCAAGTAAGGTACTTGCTCCACGATGCTAATGCCAACTTTTATACCGATTCACAGCTAACTGATTACATCAATGCTGCTCGTGAACGCATAGTTCGTGATACAGGCGCATTACGGGAAGTTATTGTTGCCCAAGTTCCTTGTCAGGTAGTTAATACTATTAATAGCGCAACGCCATACTATCCAACACAATGGGTAGCTGATACGGTAGTTGCTATTGACACTTTTGTATTTTCAAATATCTTTATTTATCAATATGTTACAGGTGGAACTTCAAGTTCTACTGCACCTGCTTATCCTGCTAGTGGTACAAACAATTACAGCAACTACCCGCCCACAACTGCGTTTGCTGATGGCACAGCCACCTTGCAATATGTTGGTAATTGCGAAAACATTTATTACGGTGCGTTAACTAATTTAATGGGTACTTCCCCACTAGCTCCTAGTTCTGGTAACTCGGTGCTCGATATTGTGAACATAAACCTGTATTGGGGTAATACTCGTGTGCCATTGGATTATTTAGCTTGGACAGACTTTAATGTGAGGTTGCGTTTTTGGCAAAACTACATTGGCAGACCGCTTGCTTTTAGCGTGTATGGTCAAGGACAAATCTATATTGGACCAGTACCAGATCAAATTTACCAAGTAGAGATTGATTGCGTGGTATTGCCTAATCCGCTTGTCTTAGCAACGCCAACAGTTGCCGATAGTATTAACGATCCGTATAGCACTTGCGTTAAGTTTTATGCAGCTTACCTGGCTAAATTTTATGAACAGAGCTTTGGCGAATCAGAAATTTTTAAACAAGAGTACCTCAAGCAAGCTACTTCAGTCTTAAATACCACATTTACCAGAAGGATTCCAAGTTCTTATAGCGGGATGATCTAATGGCTGCTGCTGAACAAAAAAAGTCTTACCAAGTTGTTAAGCAATTTAAAGGGCTTAATACTAAGGCTAACCGTACAGCCATTGATGAAGCTGAGTTTTCTTGGATTGAAAACGCACAACCTGTTGGTTTTGCTAATCTTAAAATCACTCCAACTTATTCCAATGTCAATATTGCCAATGTAGCCGTAACCTTTAGCAATACTGTTGTTTACCTTAGTTCAGTCAATATTGGGGTTAAAGATTATGTTTTAGCTTTTTTATCAGATGGATCAGCCCAGTATTACGATGTTATAGGCAATACAAAAGGTAATGTAGCGGTAGCTGGCACATTCTCTAATTCAGGATTGCAAACCACGCAATGGTATAACGACAGAGCTTTAATCATTGATCCAGATAAAGGTTACTTTAATTGGGATGGCAATAATGTTGTCACTATCGGCTCAGTCGGATCAATCGGTATTGTCAATCGTGGTTCTGGCTATACTTCAGCGCCCACAGTCACTATTTCAGCGCCTTCTCAAGTGGGCGGTACAAATGCCAATGCGGTTTCTACCTTAACTTCTGGTGGCGCTAATACGGTTGCAAGCGTAAGTGTTTCAAATGCGGGTTCTGGTTATCAAAATGCTGCTAATACAACCGTTACTTTTGTGGGTGGAGGTGGCACAAATGCTACTGCGGTAGCCAGTTTGGTTACTTTTGCCACAGGCACAGTATCGGTAGCGGTGATTGACGGGGGTGCAGGTTATACCAACGCAAGCAATACCACTATTACTTTTTCAGGTGGTGGCGGAACTAATGCTGCTGCTCAGGCTATTGTGACAGGCAATGTAGTCACCTCGGTCATTATGACCAATACGGGTACGGGTTATACCAATACAGCCAACCTAATTGTCACTATCTCTGGTGGCGGTGCAACAACCAATGCTGCTTTACAGGGTACGGTTCAAACAGAACAAAATGTGGGTATAGCGACTTTTTCGGGCAGGGTGTGGATAGCTCAAGGTCGAACTATTTATTACAGCGCTGCGGGTTCTTATACCGACTTTACAAGTGTTTCTGCGGGTGCAGTCACCCTTACGGACAGTACGCTGCATGGAAATATCCAATACATTCTTTCTGCTAATAACTTTTTGTATATTTTTGGCGATGATTCTATTAATGTATTTTCAGATGTTAGGGTTACTACTGATGGAACAACCCTTTTTACTAATACCAATGTGAGCGCATCCGTTGGTTCTAAGAGAGCTAACGCTATTTTTCCGTATTTTAGGTCGGTGTTGTTTATGAACGACTACGGGGTATATGCTCTAGTCGGTTCAACCACCTCTAAATTATCAGATTCTTTAGATGGTTTGTTTCCTAATATTGACTTTGCAAGCCCTGTTTATGGCGGTCAAGTCTTAATAAACAACATTTTGTGCGCTGCTTTTAACTTTAAATATTACGATGCCATCTTTACCGAAAGCTATCGTTATGTCCAAGCAATATTTTTTGAAAAAAAGTGGTTCATTACCAGTCAAGGCGATAGCCTAGATTACATCACTTCTGTGCCTGTAAGTGGAAAAATATCGCTTTACGGCACAGCTTCCAATCAATTATTTAAACTCTATGACAATGCAACTAGCGCTGTGACCAGTCGGGTGCAGACTGCGCTGATGCCAATGGGTGATCCAATACGCACTAAACAGGCTTTAAAGATTGGTATTGAAGCAACAAGCTCAAATAGCGCTGTCATTTTGAGTGCCACAGTAGATAGTGAAATTGGTTCTAGTCCAGCTTATACGCTGCAAAGCCTACTTTCCTGGACTAATAACAATTTGCAAACAGTAACTTGGACTAACAATTCCCTAGCAGTAATCGGGTGGATTGGTAGCGGATATAACTTGTACAAAACTGATGCAGCACAGTATGGAAAATACCTAGGAATTACAGTAACATCTAGTAGTCCTGCGTACAACTATAACGGTTTTGAATTTGAACATGAATTGAGAGTGAGGTTCTAAATGCCTGGCGTACCCTTTACATTTGCAACTGCTACGACTTCGATCCCTTTATCGCAGCTTGATGCAGACTTTAATACTGGTTTAACAATCGGTAACACAACCATTGGACTAGGAAACACCGTTACCACTTTAGGTAATCTAACCCTTGCCAATGTGACCATTATTGGTAGCACAAACAATACGGGTAATGTCACACTAGGCAATACGGCTGTCAATATTGGTAACACAGCAACATCACTTGGTAATTTAACGCTTGCTAATGTCACTATTACAACCATTACTGAACCATCTAATGTAACGGCTACGGCTGCTAATGCTACCATCAATTTTGATGTTTTGAATAACGCTGTTCAATACTTTACTAGCAACGCTGCTGGTAACTTTACCGTTAATTTTAGAGGAACATCTAGCGTCACTTTTAACAACGCTTTTGCAGCCAATACTGCTGTTTCATGCACTTTAGTAACTACTCAAGGCGCTACTGCTTATTACAATTCTGTTGTTCAAGTAGATGGCAACTCTGTAACTCCTAAATGGCAAGGTGGCACAGCGCCTACTAGCGGTAATGCTTCTGGTCTTGATTCGTACACTTATGTCATTATTAAAACAGGCGCTAATGCCTATGTTGCCCTAGCTTCTCAAACACAGTTTAAGTAGGATTTAGTTAATGCCACGATTATCTAAAATTGGTGCAGCAGCCCTAGCAGCTTTTGGCTGGACAGGGCTTAATATCGTTTCTGCTAATTACCTTGTTGTCGCTGGTGGCGGTGGTGGTGGTCAAGCAGGTAATGCTGGAGGTGGTGGCGCAGGTGGTCTATTAACAGGTACAACATCTCTTAATTTAACACTTTCTCATACAGTAACCGTTGGCGCTGGTGGTACGGGTGGTGCATTATCAATTAACGCAACAAATGGAAATAATTCACAATTTGGAGTATTAACAGCTTCAGTTGGAGGTGGTGGTGGTTCTGCAATTGTTGGTGTTGGAGCAAATGGTGGCTCAGGTGGTGGTGGATTCAATGACTCTACAAACTTTGCTGGAGGTTCTGGAACAGTAGGTCAAGGTAACGATGGTGGTGCAGGTGGAGGAGGAGGTTCTCCCTTTCCTGGTGGCGGTGGCGGTGGAGCAGGAGCTGCTGGAACTGTTGGTACATCAGGCGGTCAAGGCGGTATAGGTTTAACATCATCAATTACAGGAACAAGTACATATTATGCTGGTGGAGGCGGCGGCGCTCGTTCAAGTGGTGCTGTTAGTGCTGGTGGTTTAGGCGGTGGCGGTGCAGGTGGTTCTGGTGCAACTCTTGGATTATCAGGAACAGCTAATACTGGTGGTGGAGGAGGTGGAGCATCAACTAATCCTGGTGGCGGTGGTGGCTCAGGCGTAGTAATTATCTCCTACACATCTGCAACTCAATTATTTGGTGGTGGAACTGTTACCCAATCAGGCGGTAACTTTATTCATACTTTTACTTCGTCTGGCACATTAAGCCCATTGTCATCATTGACAGCAAGCTATTTAATCGTAGCTGGCGGTGGTGGCGCTAGTAATGGTGGAGCAGGTGCTGGTGGTTATCAAGCTAGTTCTTTAACTATTGACACCAATTCAATTTATACAATTACCGTAGGTGGTGGTGGTGCTGGCGGTCAAGCTGATACAACAAATGGAACAAACGGTTCTAGTTCAGTATTTAATGCAATTACTTCGGCTGGTGGTGGAGGCGGTGGTGATAGCGATAATGGTGGCTTAGGTTCTGCTGGTGGTTCAGGTGGTGGCGGTGGAGGATGGGACCCAACATCAACAGGGGGTGCTGGAAATACACCAAGCACAAGCCCAAGCCAAGGTAATAATGGTGGAACTGGCAATAATTCAGGAGCTGCTGGCGGTGGTGGCGCTGGCGCAGTAGGAAGCAATGGCGCAGCAAATATAGGAGGCGCTGGTGGCGGTGGTGCTGCATCATCCATATCTGGCGCATCTGTAACTTATGCAGGCGGTGGCGGTGGTAGAGGATTTACTACTGCTGGAGCAGGCGGAGCTGGTGGCGGTGGTGCTGGAACAACAGGAAGCGGAACTGGCAGCGCAGGAACTGCTAATTTAGGCGGTGGTGGTGGTGGTTCAGGCGCAACAAATGCTGGTGCTGCTGGCGGTAGCGGTGTAGTAATCATCTCCTACGCTGGTGCACAAGCATTTACTGGCGGTACTGTTACTACTTCTGGTGGCAACACTATCCATACATTTACATCAAGCGGATCGTTGTCAGGACAAGGACCTTCAAGTGTTTCATATTTAGTAGTAGCTGGCGGTGGTTCTGGTGGAGGTTATGTTGGTGGTGGCGGTGGCGCTGGTGGCTATTTAACTAGCACATTAGCCGTTACTTCTGGTTCTTCTAATACAGTTACTGTTGGTGCTGGTGGCGCTAATGTTACTAGCACTACAAGAGGAAACTCAGGCAGTAATTCAGTATTTAGTTCAATTACTGCAACAGGCGGTGGTGGTGGTGGAGCAAGAAACGGAACTACTGCTGGACTTTCTGGTGGTTCAGGCGGCGGTGGAGCATTTAACGGGGGTGCTGGAGGTGCTGCATCTCCTTCTGGTCAAGGTAACGCTGGTGCCGCCAACAACGGCGCAAATGGTTCTGCTGCTGGCGGTGGTGGTGCTAAT